AGTGTAATAAAACAATTCGTGTCCAACGGAAAAGAACTAAGTGGGTGTGCTAAACATATAAGCGATTTTGTATTCTCTAAAGAAGAATTAGAAAAAAAGGTAAAGAAAAAGAAAGCTAAAGGTGTAGGAGGTTCAGACCTAGAAGAGTTCATGGCTCTTGAGCAGATAAAAGAAAAAGAAGAAGAACTCAAGAAGATAATGATATATTTAGGTAGACCCGGATTGTGGCAAGATTGGCAAGCTTTCCAAGCAGAAGCAAGAAAGTCAAGACGTTACCAAGAGAAAATGGCACAGAAACGCCAAGAAGAATTAATGGAATACCTAGGCTACGGAATAGCATTTATACTTGTACTATTTTTTGCAGGATTATTAGCATGGGCAGCAGGTAAATGGGTAGGAAAATTTTAACACCCTGCATCGGTGTTTGTACACTAGAAGACGATGTCTGTATAGGATGTGGTAGAACGATAGAAGAAATAAAGGAAGCATACGAATGGCAGCAAAGAAAAAATCATCAGGTTCACCAAAACCAAAAAACGCAAAACTATACGCTTCAGTAAAAGCAGAAGCTAAAAGAAAATTTAAGGTATATCCATCAGCGTATGCAAATGCTTGGTTAGTTAGAACCTACAAAAAAAGAGGTGGTACTTATTAATGGCGTACAAGGGAGGTTTACGTAAATGGTTCAAAGAGGACTGGAGAGATGTAGCTACAGGAAAACCCTGTGGGCGTAAATCAGCAAGTAAGTCTAAAAGGAAGTACCCAGCGTGTCGCCCCAAGGCAGTCGCAGATAGGATGTCTAAGGGACAAAAAAGTGCGGCAGTCGCTAAGAAAAGAGCCGCAGGAAACCCAGGAGGCAAGCCTACATCAATTAAGTGGTCAGTATCACCCAGTGGACGAAAACGGAAAAGAGTATCTAAAAAGAGATGACAAGAAACTACAGAAAAGAGTACGACAGATACCACGGAAAGCCAAAGCAAAAAAAGCGAAGAGCTTCAAGGAATGCAGCTCGAGCAATAATGGCGAAACGTGGTCTAGTCACTAAAGGTGATGGCAAAGACGTACATCATACCACAGGTAATCCTATGAATAATAAGAAGAATAAATTATCTGTAAAACTAAAAAGCAAAAATCGTTCTTTTGCTAGAACCAAAACAGCTAGAAAGAAGAATCCTCGTGCATAAAGAATTAACAGAACTACAAAATAAATTCTTAGATGCTTTGTTTGGTCCTGCTAAAGGTAATCACGCTAAGGCTATGAAGATTGCAGGATACTCAGAAGCAACTAACCCACACCATATTATTAACTCAGTGCGAAAGCACATAATTGAAAGAGCAGAATTAGAGATGGCAGTCAATGCTCCTAAAGCTGTATTATCAATGGTCGGTGTCATAGATGACCCATCAGCCATCGGTAACAGAGAAAGACTAGCCGCTTCACAACAGATATTAGATAGAGTAGGATTATCTAAAGTTGAGAAGTTAAACGTCACATCAGATAAACCAATGGGCGTATTTATTTTACCAGCTAAAGCAAATGATGATAGCACAGAAATTGAATCCGACAAATAGATATAAAACACTAAAAGGTCCAACAATACCTTGGGGATACGAAGCAAATAGTATCGACCCACATTTACTAGAGCCAGTAGACGAACAACTAGAAGCGTTATCAATGGCAGAAGATTATTTAAAAGAGTCCTCATATCCAGAAGTCGCACGATGGCTCACAGAATACACAGGACGCAGCATAACTCCTATGGGATTATGGAAGCGTATAAAGACAGACAAAACAGATAGACGAAGGTATGCTGAACAAAAAAGCCGCACCGCCAAGACCCAAGCTGAAGGCAACATCAAAGCCCAAGCCTTTAACTAAAGAAGAAAAAGACTTAGTTAAAGCTAAGAAACAACAAAGGTCTGCACGTGTGCGTTTAAACATAGCACAACGTAAAATAGCTAAAATAGCTAGGAGTACAGAAGATAATGACATTGCAGAGAAAGCTACAGAGAGTTTGCCTGAAACTTATGCTGTCCAGGAGGAACCAAGTCAAACAGTATTATTCCAACCAAATCCAGGACCACAAACAAATTTTTTAGCGGCTCCAGAACGAGAAGTATTATATGGAGGAGCAGCTGGGGGAGGCAAAACGTATAGTCTGATAGTAGACCCACTACGTTACTGCAACAACCCAAATATGAACGCTCTTATATTAAGACGTACTAATGACGAACTTAGGGAGATTATACACAAATCTCAGGAAATGTATCCCCAGGCTTTCCCTGGGGCTAAATGGATGGAGAAAAAGAGCCAATGGACTTTCCCGTCTGGTGCTAGAATTTGGATGACATATCTTGAACAAGAAAAAGATGTTCTAAGATACCAAGGACAAGCATTCACTTATATTGGCTTTGATGAGTTAACACAGTATCCGACACCATATGCTTGGGATTATTTACGTTCGCGTCTTAGAACTGCAGACCCGTCGCTCCCCGTCTACATGCGAGGTACGACAAACCCTGGAGGACCAGGGCACGGCTGGGTCAAAAAAATGTTCATTGACCCTGCTCCAGCGGGTAAGCCGTTTTGGGCGACAGATATTACGACTGGGGAAACTTTAAAGTACCCCAAACAACATGCGAAGTCTGAACAGCCTTTGTTTAAGAGAAGATTTATCCCTGCTAAGTTAATAGATAATCCTTTCTTATACGAGCAGGGAGACTACGAAGCGATGTTGCTGTCTCTACCAGAGACACAACGTAGACAATTATTGGAGGGAAGTTGGGATGTTGCAGAAGGTGCGGCTTTTTCTGAGTTCGATAGGCGATATCACGTTACGGATGTATTTACGATTCCAGACAATTGGAGAAAATTTAGGGCATGCGATTATGGATACTCTTCCTATTCTGCAGTCTTATGGTTTGCAGTTGACCCAGCTACTGAGCAACTCGTGGTCTACCGCGAAATGTATGTATCAAAATATACAGCCAAAGATTTGGCGTTTGCTATCTTGGATGTGGAAAGAAATGATGGACAAATCTCGTATGGTGTACTCGATAGCTCGTGTTGGCATAAAAGAGGGGATACGGGTCCTTCCTTGGCGGAACAAATGATTTCAGTTGGTTGTCGTTGGCGACCAGCAGACAGAAGTAAAGGAAGTCGTGTAGCAGGTAAAAACGAAATACACAGAAGACTTCAAGTAGATGATATTACAGAAGAAGCAGGTCTAACTATATTCAACAGTTGCACTAATTTAATTGCACAGTTACCTATTATACCTTTAGATAAAAGTAACTCTGAAGATGTAGACACGAAAGCAGAAGACCATTTGTATGATGCTTTGAGATATGGTATAATGACCCGACCAAGGTCTAGGTCTATTTTTGATTATGACCCAGCAGCGATGCCAAGAACATGGAATCCTGCAGATAGAGTATTTGGATATTAAATATGGAAAATGAAAACGAAAACATAGAAGAAATGGTATTTGTCCCTAAGAACCCAAAGGATGAACTAGCTAATTATGTTACAGAAAAGTTTACGAGTGCAGAGGATGCAAGACTCTATGATGAACAGAGATGGTTAAACTCTTACCGTCAATATAGAGGTATCTACAGCACAGACACACAATTTACAGAGACTGAGAAGTCCCAAGTATTTATTAAAATAACCAAAACAAAAGTTTTAGCAGCCTACGGTCAAATAATTGACGTTCTATTTGCTGGACAGAGATTCCCATTAGGGGTTGACGCAACTAGAATACCTGACGGTGTAGATGAAGCAGTAAACTTTGACCCTAAAGAACCTGATAATGCCTTAGAAGAATTAAACAATGTATATGGCTTCCCTGGAGATGGGCAAGATATACCTAAAGGGGCTACCCAAGATACCTTAAGAGATATGAAACTTGGGGCATATGAAGATGACCTTGAGGCTATAAAAGAAAAACTAAAGTCTGGCACAGGTTTAACACCAACTGCACAGACATACTACCCAGCACAGAAAGCTGCTAAGAGAATGGAAAAGACTATTCTTGACCAACTCGAAGAATCAAATGCATCTAAGCATCTAAGAACTGTTGCTTTTGAGATGGCATTGTTTGGTACAGGAATACTTAAAGGACCTTTTGCTTTTGATAAAGAAAGAGCTAATTGGGATGAAGAAGGTAACTATTCACCAGAGAGCCAAACTGTACCAAGAGTAGAATCAGTTTCTACATGGAACTTTTACCCTGACTATGATGCAAACAATATGTCAGAGGCAGAGTACGTTATTGAAAGACACAAGCTAAGTTATTCAGAACTAAGAAACTTAAAGAAGAGACCTTACTTTGATACCGATGCTATAGATGAGTGTGCCGAGATGGGATACAACTATACACGTAAATGGTGGGAGAATGATTTAAGAGATAACGAAACTCAATATGATGTAAACAGATTTGAGGTACTGGAGTTCTGGGGCAACATAGACAGAACTATGGCAGAAGAAGCTGGATTAGAAATACCTAATGATTTTAAAGATGTAGATACATTACAAGTTAATATATGGGTATCTAATAATAAGATACTACGGCTAGTTATAAATCCATTTACACCTAAGCGTATTCCATACTGTGCCGCACCATTTGAGATTAATCCATATAGTTTCTTCGGTGTAGGATTAGCTGAGAATATGTCAGATACTCAAACACTTATGAATGGTTTCATGAGAATGGCAGTTGATAATGCTGTATTGTCAGGTAACTTAGTATTTGAAATTGATGAAACTAATCTAGTTCCAGGACAAGACTTACAAGTATATCCAGGAAAAGTATTTAGAAGACAGGGTGGTGCTCCAGGGCAAGCCTTATTTGGAACAAAGTATCCGAATGTAAGCACAGAGAATATGATGATGTTTGATAAAGCTAGGTCATTAGCAGATGATGCAACAGGAATACCATCTTATTCACATGGACAAACTGGTGTTGCAGGCACAGGCAGAACTGCTGCAGGTATCAGCATGTTGATGGGAGCGGCACAATTAAGTATTAAGAGTGTTGTAAAGAACTTAGATGATTATCTATTACAACCTCTAGGAGAAGCATTGTTTGCTTTTAATATGCAGTTTGACTTTGATAAAGAAGCTAGAGGCGATTTAGAAATAAAAGCCAGAGGCACAGAAAGTCTAATGAAGAACGAAGTAAGAAGTCAAAGACTTCTACAGTTACTTCAGATGTCAGGAAATGCTGCTGTAGCTCCTTACTTAAAGATACCAGTTATACTAAGAGAACTAGGTGCGGCTATGGATTTAGACGCAGAGAAACTTATCAATGATGAAAGAGAAGCATTCAAGCAAGCAGAGATATTAAAAGCTGCTGGTGGTTTACCTACCGAACAGGGGCAAGCACAGGGAGTTAATCCTGCCGACCCTTCAGGTGGAGGTGGTGGTAACATAGGTGTAGGGCAAGCTCCAGTTCCAGGAGAGCAAGGATTTAGTGCACCTCAGAATCCTTCACCAGGACCTCAGCAACAAGACCCTGCTGCTATGGACCAACTACAACAATTACTAGGGGGTAGACAATGATAACAGAAGTAGCTAAAAAATTATTACCTCTTGTTAGCGTAAAAAAGAATACAGATATATTAGAAGCATATATGGAGTATAGAGTAGCTGAGTTACACAAGCTACTAGAACAACATGAAGATATATATAACATTAATAAAGCACAGGGAGCAATCCAAGAAATACGAAGGCTTAAAACTCTTCGTGATGAAGTTATTGCAAGAGCAGAAAAGTAGGAGACATTCATGGCATTACAAGAACCCGCAGGATTAGGTACATCCCCAATGACACAAAAGACCAGTCCGCCTGTAGGCAACAAAAAAACAAAAGTAGAGAAGATGCCTAAGAGAGGTGCTGCTCCTAAAGTAGTTGACCCTAGAGATGAAGTTATGAAGCTTGTAGCTAAGAAATTAAAACAAGATAAAACAAGTGTTGGAATAGCTAGTCCTACTGCTCCTATGCCAACAGAGATGCCTGCTCCGATGACTACAGCTCTAGCTGCTCCACAAGTACCTGCCAAGAAAGCTGAAGAAGAACAGTTACTTAGCCCAACTCCTATAATGGCGGCTAAAGGTAAGTCTATTGAGAGTGGTGACAAGGGTACCAAAAAAGGTAAAGGGTTAGCTGTAGTAATTGAAATGGGTTCTGGAGAGAAACCAG